GCGCTACAACATTTTGAGCGTCGAGGACGTGCGCGGGCGCGGCATGTATCTTGAAGTTCTGGCAAAGAAGGTGATTTCCGGTGGCTAAAGCCAAAGTATCGATGCCGGAGGAATTTCTCCTGAGGCTGTCGCGGCTTGGAGAAAAAACAGATGAAATAATCACAAAGATGCTTGAAGCGGGCGGCGAGGTTGCGTTGGAAAAGGTTAAAGACAACCTGGAAGCGGTTATCGGGCGCGATACCTTGCACACATCGCGCTCTACGGGCGAACTTGTCGATGCACTAGGCATATCGCCGGTCAAACTCAGCAGAGACGGCACGCTAAATATCAAAGTCGGTTTTTCCGAGCCTCGGCGCGATGGCTTAAGCAACGCTATGCTCGCAAACATTATCGAACATGGCAAACACGGACAACCCGCAAAACCGTTTCTAGCCCCGGCAAGAAGCGCCTCCAGAAAGGCAGTCATCAAGACGATGACGGAGGCCTTTGACCTGGAGGTGGAGAGCTTGTGAGCATTCTGGCTGGACTAAATGCGCTGTTAACCGGCGTAATCCCAGTTGAAACTGGCATCTTTAGCGGCAAGGCCCCGGATGAGTACGTCGTCATTACACCGCTCTTGGACATTTTTGAAGTCCACGCCGACGACGTTCCGGGGCTTGAGGTGCAGGAAGCGCGGCTGTCGCTCTTTTGCAAGGGCAGCTACACCCGGCGAAAGAATCAGCTTGCTGCTGCTCTCTTAAACGCTAAGTTCACTGTCACCAGCCGGCGCTACCTCGGCTACGAGGAGGACACAGGCTACCACCATTATTCCGTAGATGTGGCAAAAGAATACGAACTGCAGGAGGAATGATTATGGCAACAATTGGGCTTGACCGGCTCTACTACGCCCCGATCACAGAGGCGGCAAACGGCAACGAAACATACGGCACGCCGCTAATGTTGGCAAAGGCAATCTCCGCTGAGCTCTCAATCGAGCTTGCCGAAGCAACGCTTTATGCCGACGACGGCGCTGTAGAGGTAGTAAAGGAATTCCAAAGCGGTACATTAACACTTAGCGTGGATGGTATCGGCCGTGCTGTTGCTGCAGCGCTGACAGGTGCAACGGTGGATTCTAAAGGTGTGCTCATTTCAAGCAGCGAGGATGTCGGGATGCCTGTTGCGGTAGGGTTTAGGGCAAAGAAAGCAAATGGCAAGTACAGATACTTCTGGCTCTATCGCGTAAAGTTTGGCATCCCGCCTACTAATTTGGAAACGAAAAGTGACTCAATCACATTTTCTACTCCCTCTATCGAAGGCACGGTGCTTAGGCGAAACAAAGCAGATTCAAGAGGACAGCATCCTTGGAAAGCTGAAGTAAACGAGGATGATGCAAGCGTATTGCCGGCCACGATAAATGCTTGGTATACGTTGGTTTACGAACCGGCATATACACCATAGGGGGGTGACTGTTTATGGATAACGAAAGAAGCGCAAATATCAATATCGGCGGTGCGGACTATGAACTGGTGCTGACCACCCGCGCCACAAAGGAGATTGCAAGACGCTACGGAGGCTTAGAGAATCTAGGCGAAAAGCTGATGCAGGCAGAGAACTTTGAACTTGCCCTAAATGAAATCAGTTGGCTGATTACGCTGCTAGCAAACCAGTCCATCCTCATCTATAACCTAAAAAACAAGGAAAGCCGGCAAGAACTTCTGACCGAAGAAGCAGTAGAGCTTTTAACCACACCGCTAGACTTGGCAGAATACAAAGCCGCCATCACAGAAGCAATGTTTAAGGGGACGAAGCGGCATATCGAGAGCGAGGACAGTCCAAAAAACACGGAAGCCGGGTAAGCGACGATGAGTTGTTCACCCGGCTTCTCTACTACGGCACAGTTCATTTAAGCCGCACAGAAGATGAAACGTGGCTCATGCCGCTTGGCCTCTTGCTTGATTTGTGGGAGTGCCACAAGCAGTTTCTAGGGCTGGCGAAACAGAAAAAAGAAATATTCATTGAAAATGTGATTCCCTACGGGATATAGGCAGCAAAAAGCAGGGAATCTAGCCCCTGCTTAACAAAACTGCTGTTATTCCATTTGCAGAAAATCTGCCGCCGTAACGATCTTTGGGTTTGTGATGCCTGATTCAAGAAAATCCTTGTCGCCGGTTAAAAGTACATCGGCTTTTGCCGTTACGGCTGCCCGGAGAATTGGCCTGTCGGATATGTCCCGGACAAGCGCTTCATCTGACACGTCAACAACAGGAGTCGGAACAACCTCAAGGACGGTGAGCGCAAGCGCCAAAAAGTGTTCAAGCGCCTGGATTTTGTGCGAGAATTTCCGGTTGTAGACCCGGCGAAGCTCATCAATGTTCTGATCGCAAATCACACCGTGGTTGGGGTGGGTAACTGCTTTGACGTATGCCTGATATGACGTGCTCTCATTGCTCAAGGACGCGGAAATAAGGATATTGGTATCGATCAATACCTTCACAGTCCTTCAATCTCCGCGCGAACGTCCTTTGCCAGAGCCAGGACATCGTCATCGGTCTGAATCCCGGCTTTTTCCGCCTCGCCCTTCATTTCCTGCCGCAGCATTTTCATAGCGTAAACGGCAGAGTTCATCAGAATGACACGGTCTTCCTCGCAAATGAGGGTGACACGGTCTCCAGTGGAAAGACGAAGCTTGGAACGGATATCCTTTGGGAGCGTAATTTGGCCTTTGGCCATTACCTTGGCGTTATCAACTATAGGGGCGCTCATGCTAAAACCTCCTTGAATTTTGAAAAGTAGGATAATCCCTATTTACCCTACCATTAGTATATGCCAAACAGCGTTAAAATACAATTGCTTTTGAAAATTTTGCAGGGGAGGTGTGCTGCGTGACAGATTTCGGCCTACGGATAGGCGTAGAAGGCCAAAAGGAATTCAAGACCGCCATGCAGGATATCAACCGCTCTTTTAAGGTCCTAGGCAGCGAAATGGAGCTTGTTTCTGCCCAGTTTGGCAAAAACGACAAGTCAGTCGAGGCTTTGACCGCGCGAAAAGAAGTGCTTGGCAAAGAGATTGACGAGCAGAGGAAAAAGACGGATGTCCTCCGCGCCGCCCTATTAAACGCCGCCGCCTCCTTTGGCGAAAATGACAAGCGCACACAAGAATGGCAAATACAACTAAATAAGGCAAACGCCGCGCTCCTTAACATGGAGCGTGAGCTAAGCGACACAAGTAATGCCCTAGAAGATGCCGCAAAAGAAACAAACGACTTAGAAACACAAACAGAACAGCTTGGCGACGAGCTTGACAGAACGGGCAAAGACGCGGATGAGGCCGGCTCTAAGTTTGACAGATTGAGAGGCACACTGCAAAACGTGGGCATAGCGATGGGCGCTGCATTTGTGGCCGTTGGCGTTGCCGCTGCGGCTGCAGGCAGGGCGCTTGCCGGCATGTCCGTAGGCGCTGCAACATATGCCGATGAAATACTTACCGCAGCCACAGTCACCGGGATGAGCACAGACGCGCTGCAGGCATACAGATATGCCGCCGAGCTTGTGGACGTGCCGCTTGAAACGCTGACCGGCAGCATGGCAAGAAACGTGCGTGTGATGGACGCGGCCCGCAGAGGGTCGAAATTACAAGCCGGGGCGTACAAGGAGCTTGGCGTCTCTGTGACTGATGCGGGCGGCAATCTCCGTGACGCGGAAACAGTCTACTGGGAGACTATTGATGCGCTTGGGCGCATAAAAGATGAAACTGAGCGTAGCGCCCTCTCTATGCAGATCTTTGGCAAATCGGCACTTGATCTTAATCCGCTTATCGCCCAGGGCTCTGCGGGTATTGCAGAATTAACAGAAGAAGCCCGGCAGATGGGGGCCGTGATGAGCGAGGATGCGCTCTCAAACCTTGGCGCGTTTGACGATACAGTGCAGCGCCTTAGGGCTGGTGCCGGAGCCGCAAGAAACGCCCTTGGCATGGTGCTCTTGCCGCAGCTGCAAATGCTTGCGGGTGATGGCGTGGGGCTGCTTGGCGAGTTTACGCGAGGACTAAACGAAGCAGGTGGCGACTGGACGAGAATCAGCGAGGTCGTTGGCGACACGGTAGGCGGCATCGTGGATAGCATCATGAAAACCGTGCCTGATATCGTAGCTCTTGGCATGGATATTATCATGTCCATCGGCGGGGCGATTACAGACAACCTCTCAATACTTGTAGACGCCGCCTCGCAGATCATCATGACGCTGCTGGATGGTCTGGTAGCGGCTCTGCCCGGTCTTGCTGAGGGCGCGCTGCGGCTTGTGCTTGCTCTGGCTGATGGCATTATCGCCACCCTGCCGGCACTTGTGGAGGCGGCAGTAAAAATGGTGGTCACGCTTGCCGGCGGCATTGGAGACGCGCTGCCGCGACTTGTTCCGGCGATTGTCGAGGCAGTTGGCCTCATCGCGCGCACTCTGCTAGAGAACTTGCCGCTTGTGCTGGACGCAGCGCTGCAGATTATTCTCGGCTTGGCGCAAGGGTTAGTGACAGCGCTGCCCGTGCTTGTAGCTGCGCTGCCAAAAATTATAGATGCTATCATTTCGTTTCTTATCGTCGCAACCCCGCAGATAATCGAAGCCGGCATTATGCTCTTGATGGCGCTCGTGGAGGCGCTGCCTGAGATAATTGTCGCTACTTTAGCAGCAGTCCCGCAGATCATCGCGGCGCTTGTGGGCGGCTTTGTCGGCAGTGCTCCGCAGCTTGCCCAAGCTGGCATGCGGGTGTTTGGCTCTTTAACTCGGGACTTGCCAAAGATTATTGCAAGTATTCTCTCTGCTGTGCCCCTCATAATCTCAAGTATTGCTAATGCGTTCTCCGGCTCAACCTGGCAAATGGCGCGCGTGGGTGGCGACCTGATTAGAGGATTATGGCAGGGCATCTCTGATATGGGTGCATGGATCAGAAGGCAGATTGCAGGTTTTATGAACGGGATTGTAGGCGGTATCAAGAGTTTCTTTGGCATAAGGAGTCCGTCTTTACTCTTTGCCGGACTCGGCGGCGACATGGCGGCCGGCATCGGTGTAGGCTTTGAGCAGGCGATGTCACGCATCAGCGGCGATATGCAAAGAGCTGTGCCGGTTGGCTTTGCTACGGCTGGCGCAAATGCGCAAATCGGACATGTGCACTCCGGTGAAATCACGATTAGAGGCGTGAATAACCAGGGCGAATTTATCGGCGCACTTGAACTGGTGATGGACGAGCTGCGCAAAAGCAACAGGAGGTGACGGTATGCCGGTTGGCATCTGGACGATTGATAATGATCTAGTCACGCGTTACATGAACACCCTCCGCCGCTTTGATGCGCGCCAGATCTGGCATACCACGCTTGACGGTTTGCCACATGTAGAGACTATCGGCAACGCAACAGAGGTTATTGATGTTGAATTATGGGTGGACAAAAAAGGCAAAGAGATTATTGACCGGTGCCAGGCAAGAGGCGAGCCTATCAACGTGAGCGATGGAACTGATATATGGGTGGGGCTAATTGCAGAGGCACCAAGCTGGGAGAAAATTAGTAGAGTAAAGGGTATCTTTGCCGCCAGAATTTCAGTGAGATGCTTTCAGCCGGCAGTTTGAGGTGGTGAGTATGTGAGGCAGATTAGCGAGCAGCTTTTAGCCAAAATAAAGTCAAGGCAAAAAACCCTATATAACAATGCGCAGCCGGAGCTTAAGGCATATTTTAGCCGGGGCTTGACGACTGAACTTTTCCTTGTGCATACGCTCCAAAAAAGCGCTACGCTTCAAGCAATAGATGTTACCGTCAAGCGCTTGACGGTAGGTGCTGCCCCGACGAAAGCTTATGCAGTTTGTGTGGATGACGGTGTGGCGGCTGTTAAATCAAAAGCACTACCATACGATGAACTGACACCTTGGCTGGATGAATTTATGGCAGCAGCAAATGTCACCTCAGTAGGCATAGAGTTTGACGGGTATTGGGATAGAGACTTTAAGTCAAGGCGCTTTGACTTTGTCACAGAAGATGTGCCGTGGATTTTCTACGTGCAGAGCGGCGCCCTATATGCCCGCTACTGGCAGGAGCCCCCGATTATGCTTGCCAGTGGCGTATCAAAAATCAGTACAATCAGAGGGTGGCTGCCTGTGACGCGGGAGCACCACAACGACCAAGGGCTAATCGTAGGTTATATCAAAACCGACGGGTTCGTCTATTACAGGGCATACTGCCACCAGCCTGACGGCACAAGAATTTGGGAGGTCGAGCGCCGGGTTTGGGCAATTACATCGACAGCTACGGATATCGCGCTCTTTCGGACAAATGACTTTAGAGTTGGGTTTCTGGTAACGGTAAACGCTTCAATGCAATGGAGCCTAACTACGAGAAATTATGCCGGCATGAGCATCTTCCCCGATTTGGTGACAGCAGCGCTAAGCAACCTATCTTTTGAAGTTATCCCGATACAAAATCGTAATACTTACAAAAGTGAACAGCTTACAGCGGCGTTAAGCAATCTGGGGCTGCTTGTCTGCCGTCCGATTACGCCAACTTTGTTCTCAATCTCAAACCAATTAAATGATTGGCGGATTCTCATAAAATTCAGCCACGCGCTCTCGCAGAATTTGGCGAGTAGCACTTTGAGGAATAGCTTTGCAGTAAGAGATGCTTTAGGCGTCTCTTTTGCAATTCTTTCGACCTCGGCCGGCGCTGACCAAGCAGAACTCTACCTCAATATGATAAACTTCGGCGCAGCAAAAAACGATCTAGTCGTAACATTTGCAAGCGGAGCGGCTGATGGAATACCGAGCGCGCTAACATGCAATAACGACGGCTGTGAGTTTAATGTGCCTTCTTTCTCCATGTCGTTCACAGCGTTGATTGAGCCGCCAAGAGGCTTTGCAAGGGATCATTTGGCGACCGGTTTAACACAGATGAGCTTTAGCGTTCTGCAAGTGTTTTACCGGAATGCGTTTACAGCTGAGCATCTAACGGCAAGCATCAGCCATCTATCATTTGTAGTTACAAGAGTCGGCGGCAACCCGCTCTAAGGAGGATAAGGAGCATGAAAGTAGAAACGGCTATCACGTTGCACAACCGTTTTGATGTTGAAGTCAGGGATGCCCTAAGCGGTGAACTCAAACAACAAGCAAAGGCATATAACATTGTGCTAGACCAGATGTGGACACGCTTATGTGCCGGCAATGCATATTTTGTCAATATCCACTTCGGTACAGGCACAGGCGCGCTCGCGGCCACAAGGACATCGTTATTTACCCATCTTGGCACTAGAGCGGCAACTGATGACACGCTTGTGCGCGCCTTCCCGAATTCGTCGTGGCGGCGCAGGGTTGTGCTTAACCCGGAGGAATTTGTCGGCGCGAGTCTCTCTGAGGTGGGCGTGGCTTTCGGTACGGGAACGACAAACCTTGTGACTCACGCGTTGCTTGAAGATGCGGCCGGCAATCCGATCACAATTCTTAAGACAAGCCTTGATGTTGTCACGATTTTTGCGACTATCTTTGTTACATTTAGTGCGCCTGCTGATGTTGTCTATATCAATATGCCAAATGGCAACGGCCTTGTGAATTATTTGATTGGCGGCGCAGCGGCACCTAGCGGCGTGTTTTCGCTTGGCGAGGCGGTCGGCGCAGGCTCCACACAAATGACAGGGCTAGGCTCACAGCCGACGCTTGGAAGTACTGCTGCCGCCACTTGGACGGCAGATACCGCAAACAGAAGGCGAACGACAGGAATTATGCGGTTTGGCACAACTGTTGGCAACGGACACGCCGCCGAGTATATTTTTAGCAACGTCTTTAGGGCAAGGCTGCCTTTGGCAAACGTCTTTACCGGGCAGGCCTACGTTAATGTACCGGTGGGCAACGGTGACGGTGCGACGCGCGATTTTGTGTTGCCTTCAAGAAATATTAGGCAGGAGTCAATAGCTGTAAAGCTAAATGATCTGGCCACGACAGCCTTTATTCGGACATTAGAGGCAAGTGGCTTTAATTATTGTTATAGCCTCTTATTGCCAATGCACTGCAACGGCATAGCACTTTCTGCAAACGGCGCAATTCTTGCTGCAGCCCATTTAGAATCGCCTTTCGTCTCAACCTACGACTGGACTGGCGGTGCTTGGGCTAGACGGCCTAACCCGGCGGTATTGCCTGCTAGTACTGGCCGGGGCGCAGCACTTTCTGCTGATGGCGCAATCTTAGCTGTGGCACATGATGCTTCACCCTTCATTTCAACTTATGACTGGAACGGCTCTGCTTGGATCAGGCGGCCTAACCCTGCGGTATTACCTGCTGGCATGGGTCTTGGTGCAGCACTTTCTGCAAGTGGTGCAATTCTTGCTGTAGCGCATGATGTTTCACCCTTCCTTTCAACTTATGATTGGAACGGTTCTGCCTGGATTAGGCGGCCTAACCCCGCGTCATTGCCTACAGGCATAGGCAGAGGCGCAGCCCTTTCTGCTGGTGGCGCAATCTTAGCTGTAGCGCACAGTAATGGGCCCTTCATTTCAACTTATGACTGGAACGGCTCTGCCTGGATCAGGCGGCCTAACCCTGCTGTGTGGCCTACTGGTATAGGTACTGGTGCAGCACTTTCTGCTGATGGCGCAATCTTAGCTGTGGCACACGATGCTTCACCCTTCATTTCAACTTATGACTGGAACGGTTCTGCCTGGATCAGGCGGCCTAACCCTGCGGTATTGCCTGTCGGCACAGGCTACGGTGCAGCACTTTCTGCAAACGGTGCAATCCTCGCTGTCGTGCATTGGAGCTCGCCATTTTTATCGACTTACGACTGGAGCGGTACGGCCTGGATCAGGCGGCCTAACCCTGTGGTATTGCCCGGATTGGGCTGGTCTGCCGCTTTTTCGGCCGATGGCACAATTCTTGCGGCAGGTGGAAGTTCCTCGGTGGTCTACGACGCTATCGCCAGAACTACCAGAATAAGCTTTGACACAGCACCGCCGGCAGGAGCGAGCATTACAGCAGATTATATCGTTGACGGGGTGCATAAGACAGACCAGTTTGTTATCGATGTAGGATTTAGTATCCAGTATGGAACGCCGGCTTAAAGGAGGCAGAAGATGGAGCTGATATTTGAACATCTGGCTAATTTAGGCCAGGGCGCAGAGCCTGCTGCGGTTCATCTTGACGACAACAGCGTGTATCTGTTTGATATTGCTGGAGGACGCCTGCGGGCAAGGCAGTGGAAACCGGGAGCCGGTGATGTGGATTGGAGCACGCCGGAATTTGGCGAAGGCTTCATAGGGACAGCAGATAAAAACATGTCGCTTTTGCGGATTAAAAGCGTGCCGCGTGTGGGGATATTCGGTGCATGGCATCAGGGCGAAGTTTTAAAGGACGATGTGGTCTTATCGCCCGAGCGGCAGCGCTTTGCGATTTGGGATGCCAAAACAGATTTTAGCAAGTACCTCAGTGACTGCACAATCGAGCTGACTCAAGGTTCACCGATTGCCTCATTTAGCATGAGCCTGGAAAACCCAAAACAGCTCATCTCAGGGGAGCAAGCATCGAGAATATCGCCCGGCATGAAGGTCGAGCTGTTTTTGAAGCTGGGGAACAGCGAAGAGTATCCGCTGGGTGTGCAGTATGTGGACCGGGTAAATATGGGTGTCACAAAAACTCACGCAGCGGTCGAGGGGCGCAGCATCAGCGGCAAGCTCTTGCGCGACCAGTCGTTAAACGAGCATCACGCATTCCCCTTCCAGACCTATTATCTTAACGTGGTCAAATTATTACGAGATGCCGGTATTGAAAATTATGATGTGCAATCAACTACGGATCCGAACGCGTGGAAATTCGGGATAATATTTACACCTGAAACCGGGGTACTGGACGCATTAAACGAGCTGATTAAAGCCGCGTTAAACTGGGTTATGCTAGAAACGATGGAAGGCAAAATTGTTGTAGGGTCGGCAGTTTCCTACCCGCCCGTTCAAGTAAACAGTGCATACACTTTTGAGAGGGGAAAAGATGTCTGGAGCCGTGAGATTGCACGGGACGATGAAGGGATATATGCTAAAGTGTGCGGACGCTTCAACACCGCAACCGGGATGAGTTATCTGTACTCGCCTGTTACGGTAGAGCAGATGTGGATACTGGCGCCGCAAAAGACGCTGCATATCCAGTTTCCGGACAATTCCGATAGCAGCGAGGTTCAGGCTATCATCGACGCCATAGCCGTAAGGCTCTCTGAGGCAGGTGTAGTTGAAACATTTGTCGGGCCGGTACGTCCGCACCTTTTGGTTGGTGATGAGGCAAGGATCATTTCAGATGACGGAACTCAGATTCTTGGGATAGTTACGACTGTCAGGCATACTCTTGGCAAAAATGGCTTTATGACTGAATTTACGGTAGACAGCGGCGCTGCAAAAGGACGCTTAAACATCAGAGATTTGATAGACAGGGCGGTTAAGCCGGAAAGTGGCAGAGGCGTGCGTGTATTTAAATGAGCATAGAACTTCGGGCGCTTTGCCGCGCAGACGGCGGGCGTTCTTTTTTATACTTTTTGAAACGGAGGGATAATTCATGAAATCTATCTGGAGCAATGCACAGGCGGCCTTTACCGCCATCGGTGGCTTTCTCGGCTGGTTTTTGGGCGGGTTGGACGGCTTTCTCTACACCTTGATTGTCTTTGTGGTGGTCGATTACCTAACCGGCGTGATGTGCGCCGTCATGGACAAAAAGCTCTCAAGCGAAATCGGTTCAAGGGGTATCTTTAAAAAGGTGCTTATCTTTGCGCTCGTTGGTCTTGGGCATATGCTAGACAGCCAGGTGATTGGCGAGGGCGGCGCGATCCGGACGGCGC